AATAAGGTTAATAAGATAATTCCTGGATTACAATCGCGAACATCGCAAATGAGGTTTGGAATGTTGGATCCAAAATCGATAGAACCTAGAATTAAGGATATTGCACTAAAGGAGAATGTGGAGATTACAGATAATGCAATAAAGGCCTTAATTGATTTACAGAAAGATTTTCGACAGATTATCAATACATTACAGTGTTTGCATTATGTAAGGTTTGGAGATGCTAATGGGGGTAAGTATCCAGCTATTACAGAGGAATTTATCTATAAATATCTTGGAAAACCTAGTAAACAAGAGATAATGAATTTGGTACATGATATACTTTCTAAACCATTTACAGAGATTTATGAGAAAATGCAGTTAATTTATAGAGATAATAAATGGAATCCAGTCGATCTAATTCAAAGAATTAATAATTTTGTGATAGATTGTACTTCATTTTCAGAAGAACAGAAAGCTTATCTCACTCAGAAATTTTCCAGACTCGAAAATATGATTGTAAATGGTAGAGATACTGAAATTCAATTAGCTGCACTTATAGGTATTTTAAAGAAGAGTTTAATTAAATATAAGTAAGTGTTGCATTCAATAACACTTACATTTATATTTACATTTATATTTACATTTACATTTACAAAGTAGTTTATTTTGCTTTGATATATTATTTAATTTAATTATTTTTTGTTTATTTTAATAGTAGGTTTAACAATAACTGGTATATTTTTATCTGCTACATTATTCGATAAAATAACTGGTATATTTTTATCTGCTACATTATTCGATAAAATAACTGGTATATTTTTATCTGTCACATCATTCGATAAAATAACTGGTATATTTTTATCTGTTGACTCTTTAACAATAGCTGTTTGTAATAAAGGTTTAGTATCATTTACGGGTATTGCGGGTGCTATTTTATTTATGGGATTTTTAAGAACATTAGGTAGCTTTAACGAAGGAGCATTATATTTCATGTTTTGTAGCATCTTCTTCTTTTCTTCTTCTTTAAGCATTAGTTCTGCAATTCTTTGTTGATGTTCTTCGTGTAGATCAGGATTTTCTTTCCAGAAAGTATCTTCTGATTGTATCTTATACATTATTTTTTGATCTTCGCTTAGAGAGCTCCATAATCCTGCTTTATATTTAATTTGTTCGGTAGATTTCGTTAATTCTGGTGGACATTTCGTGGTTGCAATAAAATATTGATATCCACTTAAAGGCATCTTCTTCCTAGCATTTCGCTTCTTATTAATTGCGGCTGCGGCTGCAATTTCGGCAGGAGTGGTTGGGTTATTTAAATGTGCTGCTTTATCTTCATAAGGTTTTTTCTCAGCAGGTTTTAGTTTTTGCCATCTTTCAGCGAATTGAGAAAGCATAGTCTGAGGAGTAACATCATTCTTATAGTTTGGATCTGTTTTTAATTTTAGTTTCTTTTCTTCTTTATAGTTAGCCCATGCTTCTTTAGTATATAAAGTATATGCAGTTACCTTCTTCTTCTTTTTTGCTTGTTCTCTACCAGGAATGTAATTTGGATTCATTAATGCTGGAGAGCCACAGTTCTTTAATGCATTTTCTAAATATGAATATAAATCTAACATTAACCCAGGTTGTTTCGATAAATCATATTGGCTCTCAAATTCTCGAAGACCTTTTGCAATAGCTGATTGAATCTCTGGCAATAGTTCTCCAGTACCCTCATCACTATATTGTGATTCTAAATCAGAGATTGATATCGTGCTTGCATTATCGTCATCCATTTTTAATACACTAATACACTAATATTAAATTAATAAACATTAATAAATATTTTTTTATGATCAATTTTCAATCAGTCGATAAAATAGCTTTTGGCAAAGCTAACAAGGTCGTTTAATTCTTATAAGAAAACAAAAATGAGTAGAAAGAAGCAAGACATACAAAGGACAAACACAAAGACGAGTAAAGATATATATGAAAAAAGTCAACTACATTTTTTGCTTTTTTTAGCGCCGTTCATTCTTTTAAGCGTGTTGGGCGCGCTTGGCCTTTTCTTGGTCGGCCATTTCCTGATAACGCTGTTTCTCTTCCTTAGAGACGGTGTTCCAGGTTCCCTTCGCAGGAGTCGGTGCACCAGGGTTCTTAGCACTGTACTCCTTTACATACATGTTGTAGGCAGTAACACCACCCTTAGTCTTTCCACCACTGCTGACTGCAACAGATGCAGCAGCAGGCTTCGCTGCACTAGTGGTACTGACTCCAGACATATCATTAATCTGGCCCGCAAGAACTTTCCAAGCCTCCTTGTTCTGCTTTTCCCAGGTACCCTTCTCTGGAAAACCAGATGGAGCACCATTCTGCTTCGAGCAGTACATAGTCCACATAGTGAAGAGATTGTATCCGGTAACTTTCTTACCGTCCTTACCCTTGCGCGCAGCAATTAGTTGGTCTACGGTTGGAAGACCATCCATCGAAATAGGGCTAGCGGCAGAAGAACTGCTGCTATTAATAGCGCGATGGCTGATGTTAATTCCACCATTCTTAGAAAGCATTTCGATACGCTTTTCCTGATCTTGAATCTGCTTTTGAAGATCGGAAAAGACAGGTTCGAGAATCTGTGTTACAAGACTCTTTACCTGATTAACAGTCTGTTCAACGTTAGCTTTTTGCTCATCATCCATATCAATGGGAGCTCCCTCATCATCGATAAGGTAAGAGTTATTCATTGCTTCGACAAGTGAATCAATGCACTGGTCGAAGTTATTAGTAGTATTAGTCACTGTTGTGCTGCTCATTTTGAGGAAAGACTTAGGAAAGTGTGTGTGTTGCAGATGAGTATATACACAAAAAATTTATATCAATTTTTTAATATAATATATATAACATATATTATATTTATATATAACATTAACTCATTTTAGCTTTACACCCACAAGTTTAGATCTCTAAATCTCTAAATCTCTAAATCTCTAAATCTCTAAATCTCTAAATCTCTAAATCTCTAAATCTTTAAATCTTTAAATCTCTAAATCTCTAGGGTTTACCGGACCTGCGCAGCAGGTCCAAAAGAGCAGGGTTCATAAGGGCGGCGATCCGCCCTTACTTATAGGGCATAGTTAATGACATATGATACGAAGGTGTTGGGTGGGTTGTTAGTAGGTGCGGCTCTAATGCATAAAGTATCACCAATTGCAAATGTGGCTCCAACAGCGGCAGAACCAGATAAGTTGGCACCAGTAAGGACGAGAGTACCAACAGCGCTGTTGTTCTGTAAGATGTCAAATGTCCATGTACCAGCACCTGGTGCGGCTGAAAGGACGATTGAAAAGTTGGTAATCGTTAAAGCAATAGGTAAGAGGACATTAGCATCGTTCGAACTAACTACACCAGTAACATAGGCCCATGGTGGTAAGAAATAGGTAACATTGCCAACGAATTCAGTGGTTCTGCTGCTACCACCGAATATCTGTAAATAGGCTGGTCCTGGTGCACCAGTGGGACCAGCATCACCAGTTGGACCAGCAGGGCCAACTGCACCATCGGTACCAGGAGTACCATCAGTACCAGGAGTACCATTCGTTCCAGGAGTACCATTAGTTCCATTAGTACCATTAGTTCCATTAGTACCAGGAGTTCCGGGAGTTCCAGGGGTACCAGGTGTTCCGGGAGTTCCATCAACACCATCAACACCTGCAGGTCCTGTTGCACCAACAGGTCCTTCAGCTCCTGTAAATCCAGGATCACCCTGTTGACCAGGGGCACCTTGCTGGCCAGGAATACCTTGCTGACCAGGCTGTCCAGGAGCACCTTGCTGACCAGGAGCACCTTGCTGTCCAGGAGCACCTTGGGGGCCTCCAGATGGACCAGTTGGTCCATCATTACCAGGAGTGCCGGGGGCACCAGGAGTGCCAGGGGCACCGGGAGCTCCAGGAGCACCGGGAGCACCAACAGCACCAGGAACACCAGCTGGGCCGGCAGCGCCAGTTAAACCAGGGCAACCGCGAGGACCGCGTGGTCCAGGGCATCCGCGAGGGCCTTTGCAGCATTCATCATCACAGCATGACTTTTCTTTCATTATATTATATTTTTATATAATAAACAAAGATAAAAATTAATATATATAATTTTATTTTTAACATTCTATAACTCAGTATTTTAATCAAATAATTTAAAGTAGTAAACTTATTTTAAATATTTTTAATAACTTTTGAAAAATTGTTCACGTAAAATTAGAGTATTAAGATTTTCTATATAATTATATATTATTATATAGAAGATGTCACAAATACCACAATCTGATCTAGGTAAATTTAGCGCAAAAATGGATGAACTATTTAGTGTTTTGAGTAAAGCATTTCCAGATGATATGGACTTACCTAAATATGAGGATAAATTAAAGGCGGCAAGAAAAATAAATCCACGAATGGTCTGTGAAAAATTTATGGAATTAGTAAAATTATCTGATAAAAACTCAGAAGAAGCAGGAGAACTCTTCTTACACAAAATCATGCGCGAAGATGATTCATTCTTTCTAGGATTAAATCTATCCGAATTTGTTTGTGATCCAACCTATTTACAATTAATCAATAAAATGACAATGTTATGGACCAGTATGTCACAACAATCCCAGAATGCTATTAAAAGATACATGCAAATATTATGTATACGTGGAGCACAGGCAACCAAGGATCCAGTTGCATTATCTATAATCAATCAACACAGAAATAGTCAAGGCTTGCCTCCCCTCTAAAGGGCGGCGGTCCGCCCTTTTGAACCCTCCCATTGGACCTGCTGCGCAGGTCCGGTTAATCCTTGAATCCTTGGCTAATCCTTGGCTAATCTTGGTTAATCCTGGGTAATCCTTGGCTAATCTTGGTTAATCCTGGGTAATCCTGGCTAATCCTGGTTTCCGGGTTAATCCTGGTTTCCGGGTTAATCCGGGTTAATCCTTGGTTAATCCTTGGTTAATCCCTGGCTAATCCTGGTTAATCCGGGTTAACCTTTTAAACAGCTTTGTTCAGTGTATAATAATTCTTTGAAAGTTATACCTGAGTAATGTTGGTTGAGTTGTAGAAATATAAGGCTAATGTTGCTGCCAAACATTGAACTATGACATATGCAATAAACTTTTCTTGTGTTAAATTTCCCTTTAAGAACATCATTAAAGAGACGGCAGGATTAAAGTTTCCACCACTAATTGCACCACCAAAGAAGATAACGGCCGCTAATGCTATACCGATTGGAATAGCCATTCCTTGTGAAAGGATTACTGATAGGAAGATAAAAGTACCTATAAATTCAACGAACAATTCTTGCCACATATGTAATTATATATATATACTATAATCACATATTCTTTTCTTTAATCTTTTTATTAAAGATTAAGAGGCTGAAGATCTAAGTTATTATCTGTAAGTAGTAGTATAATTACAACTGTGACATACTACTATATAACCAGGGCGACTATATTTGTCTCTATTAACCTGCATACATGTATAACAATCAATAGATCCGCAATTAAGGCATTTTTCGGTATCTTGATCGATGATATTTTTAATTTTTATGGCTTTAATAATATTTCTACGGGTATCATTGGTAACTTTATGATAATGCAAATTAGTTTCGGGATCTCTGTAATAACCTAGATATAAGTGTAAGTCTCCTGGCTTTGCAAGCGTATAAAACTCTTTTTCAGTTAATGTATATATATTTCCATTTTCTAATTGTTTCATTATAGTATCTACATTTTCTTCTGAAATATGTGATTCCAACCAATCATATTTCGAAAATTTCATTCAACTAACACGATTTTTTTTAATTAATATTTAATATTATTTAATTATTTATTTTATTGTTTATATTTATTAGCACTTATTTCATTCAACAACCGCAATAAATAATTAAATATTTATTATTTATTTTAGGGCTAACAGGTCCAGATTTGGCATGGTCTCTTTAGGGGAGTGGTCCTGCTGAACATGTAGGTAGGACATAGTTAGTACCGAAATAGGTTGTTTGTAGACCCATTAATATACCATTCTCTCTAATTACATAATTTTGTACGGGCATTCCAAAATTGGCTCTCTGATATCCTATTTCAAAAGCTAGAACATTATCAGGAGTTGTGATTTGCATCTGATTCGTTTCAATCGTTTCTGCATTCCAATAAGCCATGTTATAATATGCAAAGACGGTATTTAAAAGATCGGTTTGATTGGTATAGAATGTTCCAGATATTCCTGGAGTTAAATCAGTATCACTATTAATAACAATGGTTTCAGGAGTATTCATAATGTAAACACCATTTACGATAACATATGTAACAGTATATGAAAAAGGATAGTTAATATGCGGTGGTGCTGGATATTCGGCCCTATTAATTAAAGGATATGTACATGTTTTAATTCCTGTAGCAGTCATGTCTAAAAGGGTTGGACCATCTACACAGAAAAAGTCATATCTTCCAGTATTATCATAACCATTACCTATCATCGTGCCATCAGAATAATAAGTATAAAGGTTTGTATCTGGCCTTATAATTCCGATAGACCATGTATTTGCAGAAGAAGGCCATACAAATTGTACTTTATTTGGATCTGGACTCAAGTCAAGTCCAGGCGCCACTATCGCATACCATTGATTCTGCAAATTAAGTGATGCAAATAAACCTGTAAACATATGACTATAATTTGCTAAGAAGGCAGCTGACCCACTATACTCTAATATAGGTGTAGTTGCATAAGGTAACCAATTAGTTGGTGGAATAATACTTGAATCAGCAATTGCATAGAAGTAGGAACTTGTTAATTGTTCGACTCCATTAATTATAAAGCTATTAATCTCATATACGAATCCATTTATACCATAAACATCGATTGGATTAAAACTATCAACAGTTACAACATTACCAGTTAAGGCATCAACAGTAGGCCAAACACATGTCTTAAACAAAGTTTGATTACATACAGCAGTAACATTAGTTATTTGTGATTTAACACCATACCATGTAGCCATAAAATCACAATCAACCGGACTACTACCAACTAATTGTCTTATATAAATTAAATTTAAATTATTATTACTATATATGGCTTGATCTTGGGGACTATCTGGATCGGTAATTGCTAGAGTTAGTTGAACTATAGAAGCATCAGGCGGCGGAGTTACATTATAAGTACCAACAGATGAATAGTTTATACTCGGATTTCCACATGAAGTTAAAAGTGTTACTGTACCATTCACTCCATCAACTTGAGCATATGCAAATCCGACTACCGAGCATACTGGAGTCCTAGTTAATAGGATTGAAGGACATAAACCAGTCTCTCCTGAACTAGGACCAGTTGGACCTACTGGCCCGGTCAATCCAAATCCTGTAGGACCTGTAGGACCAATAAATATGCAAATAGAGCCTAATGCTCCTGTTGATCCAGTAGGTCCTCTAGGTCCTGTTAATCCAGACATTTTGTTTTTTTTTGTTATATAATATAAAATATAATTATTTTTGTAATTATTTTTTGTTATTTAGTTATTTATTCTGTGAATAATTCAAAATAGTTGTTTACTGAAATTTTGTTTATAAACATAAAATCGAGTTTAAAGCTGCATTTGCGTAAAATTTGGTATTTCTGTTCTAATGTACCTTTTTCATAAAGGCACCAAATATCTATATCAGGTCTTCCAGATCTTGAATGACCAGAAAGTTGTGAGCCGAACATATATAATTTAAAGTTCTTAGTCTCTAAAACAGATTCGCATACATTTTTAAGATATAAACATCTCTCATATAAGAGATTGTTGGCATTTTTAATATCTAACCATGATTTTGGAGAAGGATTCATTAAAGGAGTAATCAGTTTAGTCTGTTTTTCTGCATGCAAAGTTTTAACTAACATATCATTTAACATTTGCTGGTTTGCTTTTGCAGGAGAGGTTTTATTACAGAAGCGGCATCCAGTTATTGAATTCGGATCTTTCCTGTTTGCTATGGAAATCATCATCTCTCTTGATTTATGAGCCGCCATCCTTTATTTAAACCTAAGATAATCTTAATAAGTGTCGGAAAATAATGAATATTAAAAAGTTAAATAAAGTATATATAGAATATTTTTCCCTAAGCTTTTAAAAGCTATATAGAATATTTTTTGCAAATTTTTAATCATTAGATAAAATAGCTTTAGAAAGGCTATGTCGAATACAAATCTTATGGTAGCGATAATGGCAGGTGGGTTAGGAAAACGAATGAAATCCGATCTACCTAAAGTCTTGCATATGCTTGGTGAATCTCCTATCTTAGTACATGTTGTTCGCGCAGCACTTAGTCTGTATCGTTCAGGTGAGAATCTTTTGAAAGTATTAATTATTGTTGGGAAATATCATTTAATAATAAAGGAGACATTAGAAAAATATTTATTAAAGGATGAAATTAAGTTTATCGAATATGTTTTACAGGATGTACCAAAAGGAACTGGACATGCAGTGCAACAAATCTTGCCGATTCTAAAAGAATATTCAATTGCGAAAGTTATAGTCCTATCTGGAGATGTACCTTTAATAAGTACGAAGACTCTTCTAGGATTGTTGGCAACATATGACTTTGCCTTTCCTACGAATGCTGTAATAATTACTACGACTCTTGACAATCCAACAGGTAATGGCCGTATAGTTCGTGATAAACAAGGTGAATTTTTGCATATAGTAGAAGAGAAAGATGCAACTCTAAATGAAAAATTAATTACGGAGGTTAATGCAGGTATATATTTATTTAATGCAAAAGCTTTAATTAAGCAATTACCAAAGATTAAAGATGATAATGCACAAAAGGAATTCTATCTGCCAGATGTACTTCCTTTACTTAAGGATAAAGGTTATAGAATTGTATCATATATAATGGACAAAGAGGATCAATATGAATTAATGAATATTAATGATCCTGCAGGATTAAAGGATGCAGAAAAGGTTTATAGAGACTTAAGGGAGAACAGATTCTAATCAGTTTTCAAATGAAATATCCATTTTAGTTAACGCCTGAAAACATTGGATTACGGCTCTTCATTGTGTTTCTGCATTGACGACGATTTTCATGCTCTACGCCATCAACTACACTATAGGTAGAGGTAAGATTAGTAGGTTGTAAAGGGAGTTTAAGGACGGGAGCTGGTTTCTCCCACTTTACTGCATATGCTGCATTACGTTGATATTGTAAGGCATATACTTCGATTTCGTGAGCATAACGAGTCCAGTCTCTGGCCCATAGATATTCACCCATATTAACTAGTTTATTCGATGTGCGCATGGCATCATCATATTTGTGCTGAAAAAAAGCGTTCATCTTTTCTTTTTCCTGATAGCGACTCATTTTATCTTAGCTCTCTGTTTGAATACTTGTTGTGATATTTAACAAGAGGAGATAAAAAATAAAATCAATTTTTTTCTCTGCTGCTATTTTTATCTATAGTCTCTAGAAAGACTATAGATAAATAATATCTATATATATCTATATGTATATAGATATATATAGATATTATTTATCTATAGTCTTTTTAGAAGTTTAGGGAAAAAGTTTAAAGATGCTATGGGTCTTCTTCTTTAAAACACCACAAGAATCTAATTTAGAGGAATCGGATATGGTGATAATTGAAGCAGACTCAAGAGAGGAAGCAATAGATAAATTTTTGGGTGATGCAGAAGAATTAGAAGATGATGAATTTATACCCGAAAGACTTGGATTTATTTATTCTATTTTGTGGAGTATACCCGAGGATGATTATGTCCATGATTTTTATCCATTGGCAGAAAAACTTAAAGAGAGTATTGATAATGTAACATCGAACCCTTATAAATATAGTGAAGAAAGTAAAGCTTTATTAAAGGGTAAAGAATTTAGAGAATTAGCGAAAAAAGTCTTTCAGGATGATCTAGATGAAATTACCATACCCAATGATATTTTTATAGTGTTACCATATGAAGGATTACATAAGAGATCGAGTCGTAAAAAAACAAAGAGACTTTTAAAAGCTAATGATAAAAGGGAGCTTAGAAATATGTTCAATTATTATTGTGAAAATCTTTCTAATAATAACAAGATAAATGAACTATATGGAATGGCCAGAGCGATGAAAATTAAGAATGTAGCTGAGAATAGAGATGATAAAGCATGGTTATGTAGTCAGATAGGAGCACAGCTAGTTATTCATGAGACTGGAATACATGCACAAAATCTGGCTGAAGCATTGAATAATTAGGTTTATTAAGGTGTAATATATATTAAGATTTATTGTTTAAATAAATACTAATAAGAGTGTTGATTAATGATATATTCATTAAACCAAACAGCCTTAGTTTTTTATTTTATATATAGTATTAGAAAGGATGAATTCTACAGATACAAATGATGAAATAATAGAAATTAACGTAGAAGAAATGAGTAGTAATAGAGGTGAAAGAGATAATAGATATAATAAAAAAAATGAAATAAATAAATTTAATTACTCAAGTAATAGATTACCTCAAATGGATACTACTCAAGTTGGTGGCAATTCTGAATCTGAATCTGATAACGAATTTAACGATGAATTCGAAGATGATTCTGCGGAAGAGTTGGACCAACTAAGACAAGAGCGTCTTGTAACTGAAGAGTTAAATGTAGATGAAAATGAACCAGACTTAATAGAAGCAGAAAATGCTGCATTAACACAGTTAGATCCAACAGAAGAAGAAGAGGAAGTAGATCTTCCAAATATAGGTGTATCTGATGGTAGCGTAACTGATAATGAGAATGATATTGAAGAAGAGTTTAAACCAACATTAGGAGAGGTAAAAGAAAATGAGGAGGAGGAAATTGCGGAAGTCAATGATTGGAGTGATTGGTTTAAAGGATTAACTGTATCAGAGACTGTTAACGTTTATAGAACGGAGGTCGTAACTCGACTTTCGTCGATGGAAAGTCAATTCAGTATGAAAGAGATTACAAAACAGATTAGTGAACTTATCGATGAGCAATATCCAAGATTATCATCGAATGATCGTTCAGAATTATTAGAGATATATGTGAGTCTATTTAAGAAGGCTATTGATACTCAATCACAACCGCCATGTTTACAGAATCATTCTGTTCCTCCGTTAGTTGCTTTATATCATGATGGAAAGTTCGTGCAACCTTGGTTAAAACCAATCGTTGGAGATTTAAAGAAGGTCTTTAGTCAGAATAAAAGTTATGGTGAAAGAGTTTTCTGGGATGAATCTTTCTTGAACGGATCCGAAGAAATTCTGCAAACCATGGATCTACTCACAAAACTCGTTACAAATAAAAGACATGATGAACAAGTAAATGCAAGTTCGGAAATTGCTAATGCATTACGTGCCTATTTTATCGATACTAAAAAACCAAGCATAAATGCAGAGATAAGACAGGAACCAGAGCTTTCACCACCAGTCTTAATCATTAATCCAATTGGAAATACTGGTAAATATACTCTTGAGGTTTATCGATATAACGATGCTTTCGATACTAACGGTAACAATGCAAATAGTGATGCAAATAGTGATGATATTATTACAGATGATAATACGGCTCTTTTATTCAATAGAATTCATGAACTGAAGGTACCGAGATATTATAATCATTTTATTGATGGTCTTTTTATGATTAAAGATCAAGGAGATCCATTTAGTATTAAGCGTAAGGGACGTGTCCAGAAAAATTATAGCGAGAAAACGCCTCTTATTGAACGTGTAATTGCATCAGTTAGAGAGAAAAAATTAGAAACTGTTCCTGGACAGCCTGCTAATTTAAAAGGATTCGTACGTGAACCTTTAATTAATACTCCATCAGCCTTCCAAATCTGGTATATGGAACAAACGAAGAATAATGAAATTATCAATAACCCACAGGAAATTTGGTTAAATATGTCAAATGTTGAGACAGATAAATATTTCAAGCTTTTCTACGCATTACGTGAAGAACATTATAGAAAGGCGAAATTAATTATAGTCCCATATGAAGAACTAATTAAGAATCCGCGAAAATATAGCATTACGCAGACTTGGCGAGATACATATGTCATATTCTTATTACCGAATAGAAAAATGTATACCTATCAACAAACATTAGATCGTCTTTCATATTTCTATCCGAATATTGCTAGTACTGTTAAACTCTATCATATAGATCTTGCAAAATGTATGCAAACGCGTGAAGCATTCGATAATTTTAAGAGTAGTTGTGGAAAAGAGTTAAATGTTTTAACGAAAGTGCAGCAGGAAGAATTCGATAAAGAGTGGTCGACGTTGCGAAGTTTTATTGATTATTTGCATTTCTTAAAACTAGTTATTGGTGATGAATCCGATGTTATAAATATATATGAATCATTGCAGTTACCAACACTTAAAGATGATACTAATGATAGTGATAGCTTTAGCGATTTTAGAATAGAGAGGAAGACATTATTTTCGCTAAATACGTTATTATCTAAATTTTCATTAAGCTTATCTGAGATTAATCCGAAATTATTACATAATTTAACTGGTGTAAATAGTAAGACGGATAATAAAAAACAGAAAAATTTAATGAATAAAGCTGCGGTTCTTAAACAAATGGAAGAAATATCGCAGATACTAAAAAATCCATCTAGCTTAAATCTTGCTAAAGCTCAACCTGGATCAGGTCTTTTATTAGATAATAAAGCTATTAGATCTGTATTGGCAGATAATGATAAATTTATGAATGAGTATGTCGCAAAAGGATATGGATTATATCCATACTTAAATTCTTTTAAGGATTCATTAAATGCGCGTATTTTCTGGATAATGCATTCACCAGATCAAGGAAACTTGTTCTTTCAAGTGCAAAATTATAATAATTTAATAAAGTTTCTTAGATCGATAGATGAAAGATTAGTTCCTTCTGAATGGAATTCAGAATCACTTGCAATTAGTTATAAAGAGATAATTATTCATATTGAAAATCTAACAGCAGATCGAGTCAATGAGGAGAATTGGAAACTTGTAGCTTCAATTAGTGATTTCTTACAAGAGAATGCAAGAATAATTGCTGAATATGAGGATAGAGTAAAGCTTTTAAACGAGGAAATAGATAGTTTATTAAATGATTCAAGGAATATTGAGTTGGAAAAGATTAAGTATCAGGGACTTTATTATTTACCATCGAAACTTTCTACTCTAAAAGAACAGGTGTCTGATATTTTGAATATAGGTATTTTTTCGGAATCTCGCTATTATACACGTAAAACATATTTTCTATTGCATGAAAAGAAAAATTTAGAAAACTTAATTAAACATTACAACAATATACGAAATATAGTGCTTCAATTTCCAAAAATTCTTAGGGAAAATTACGAAAATATCTTATTATCACAGAATAAATGTTTAAGTTTAGCATCTCAAGCAAGACGTACAAAAATGTTATATACACTTGAATCTAAGATTAATGATGCTGATCTTATAGGATTAGAGAGTCATACAAGTCCATTTATTCTTAAATTGCGTCAACTAGATAAATTAAAGCAGAATAAAGAGAGTCATATCATGAATTTGCTAATGACAGAGACGGTCTCTGATGGTAACTATATGATTAGCAAATATAATGACAAGATATGTATGCATAAACTTGATAGATTGCGATTAACACCTGAAGAATTCGATGAAAAATATGTAATCGATAATAAATGTAGGATTTGCGGTGAGGAGTTTCAACAAGATATTGACAGTACTGAATGGGATAAAACAAACAATCGTCCAAATGTTAATGTTGGAAACATTATTGTTGATCCAGTCGATATTGATGATAACCGTATTATTGGTACATGTCAGAGAGTGCTAAGAAATCTCAGTCTTAATATTAGTGATGAAATAACTATCGATCCATCTAATGTAGATGAGTCTGATGATGCATTATTTAATGAAATTAATACAAGGAGCCAACCATTATCAGAAATTGATAGTTGGGTATGTCAAACAATTAAGAATATACGTGATACATTAGTTGCTACGAAAAAATCTGATTCACTGGTCTCAGTTATTGATAATCATGATTTATTGACAGAGGCAGTAAGAATCTTTCAAGATCTATCAGAATTTTATAGTAGGATCGATCTAAATGATATTGTTGCGACAGATACCGAGGTAGCCTTGTACTATCCAACTCTAGATGAACAGAAAAAAGAGAGTATGAAACAAGCATTGAAAGTCTTACAAACTAAGAAAGATGAATTGGAAAAAGAATTAAAGATTTTAGATCCAACGTCTAAACGAGCTAAAGATATTGCCAAGACATTAAAAGGTGATGCAACTGAAATTATTAAGGCGAGTGTCGAAGAACAATTCTTTAACGCATGGCAAGAACGACGTTTAACTATTCAATTAGATAAATTTATTACTAGATATATCTTGCTATTAGAAGGCATTATTAGAGCAGTTATGAACCAAGTACCTGCATTACCACCAGATGAAATCTCATATATTCTGACTACAATTCAAAATTATCTTATGAATCCAGGTGAATTAGCTAAGTTTGCAACCAAATATAAGGTTGATGGTAAATTATTGTTTCGTATACCAGTTTATGAGAAGAGCAAACTTAAAACAAAGAGTAAGAAAGCAGATAAAGATGAAAAAGCAGAAGATAAAGAGAAAGCAGTGCAAGAAGAAAGATCGGCTCAGACTCAAGAA